TAGGTCCTGAGATTTCTGATTTTCCGCTCGACGCGCCGTCCGGCTTGAGGCATCTGTTTTTTGCACCGTTAGGCGCGTTTTGGTTGCGGGGGCTTTGCTGAGTCGGGAATCGACTTGAGCGGGGCGGGGGCGAGCTTGGCGGCCTGTTGCTTGAGGGCCGCGATTTTCTCCTTGGTGGCGATCATCGGGTCGAGACCGACCATGAAGAGGTCGTCCATGCCGAGATCGACCGCCTCGCGCAGCAGATCGGCCTGGTCGCGGCCGGATTTCTGGACCGCATCGGCGATTTTTTTGGCCAGTTCGTCGGAGACGCGCAGGGTGATGACGTTCGGTTTTTTGTTCATTTGTGGGCAATGTAGGCGGTCCGCTTACTTTTTCAAAGTTTTTTCTTGTAAGCGTATTAAATACAAATACGGTGCGCCCATGTCCGACGATTTAGACAACCAAACAATCAACACCGACCAGATTATCACGGTCCGCGTTCCTAACGAACTTAACGAGAAAGCGGATGCCGCCGCCCGCCTGCTCGGGCTGAAAAAGGCCGACGTGCTGCGGCTCTCGTTCGACCGGGGGATCGAGGTCCTGATCGCGCAACTCACCGGCCAGGTGACGGCCGCCACCGTGGAGGGCGAGGCGTGAGCGCCGCCCCCGAACTCCTGACGCCCGAGCAACTCGGCAAGATCTATTCGGTCAGCACCGACACGGTCCTCGGCTGGCTGAAAAAGGGGTTGATCCCCGCCGAGGTCAACGCCGGCCGGATCAAGCGGTTCGATGCGGACGCGGTGGCGGCCGCACTCAAGGCGAACGCCCGCAAGAAGGCGAAGGGGCACTCCACCGCCGCGCTGGCCTGAAACAATTTTCCCGCGCTGCTCAGGGTAGCGACCAATGCTCACGGCTTACGGCCAGAAAGATCGAGCAGCGCGGGGACACCTCACCACCCACACCATGAAAATCGCACTCTCCATCCTTCTCGGGGTCAACGCCGTGATCGGGCTGCTGATCCTCGTTCTCAACCAACAACTTTGATCTCCAACCAACCAAAATATGAAGCTAACAATAGACCCAGAATTCAAGGCGTTAATCCCGCCGCTATCGTCTGAGGAGTTCGCGCTCCTTGAAGCGAATATCCAGCGCGATGGCTGCCGCGACCCTTTGACCGTGTGGGGGGACACGCTGCTCGACGGACACAACCGCCACGAGATTTGCACCAAGCACGACCTGCCCTATCTGACGTTCCAAATCGAGCTGCCGGACCGCGATGCCGCGATGGACTGGATGGACGCTAACCAACTCGGCCGACGCAATCTCAGCAAAGAAGCCCATGACCTGCTCTTGGGGCGGAGGTATAACCGGACGAAAAAAACCAAAGCGGAGGCGCAATCGCTTTCTGTCGATGCTCGCAATAGCAAAGATCAAAATGATACTTGCAAAGATAACACCGCCGCGAAGCTCGCCGTGGAGCACGGGGTGAGTGAAGCCACCGTCAAGCGGGCCGGGCAGTTTGCCGAGGCTGTCGAGGCGCAAGGGCTGGAAGCTGAAGCGATGAGCGGGAAGCTCAAGGGCAAGAAAAAGGAAGTGGTTGAAGCCCACCGCAAGGCTAACGGCAAAGCAAAGGCGGAAGAGGAAGAGCCTGAGCCGCTGGTCGTGGATGGAACTACACCAACCCGACGCGCTCCGATGAAGGTGATTGAAGATGAGGGAATGAACATTTGGCTACTCGCCAAGTCGCACCTTGACCGCATCAACAAGAATGACACCCAGCGTGAAGATGCGCTGAAAGCCTGCGCTGCTTACTGCGCGAAACGCCTTGAGTCCAAGAAATAAAACAACAAAACAAACATGAAAACAGCACCAATACTAAGAGACACAACCGAATACGCATCATTCGTCTATAACGCGGAGCAGCGACCCGTTGACGTGAAGCACGTCCGCGATCTCATGGAGAGCATTAGCACATTCGGATTCCTCCCATCCAAGCCGGTTCAGGTTTATCAAGAAGGGAAAAAGCTGATCATTATCGACGGGCATCACCGCTACATTGCTGCTAAAAACCTAGGAATTCCGGTGATTTATGTTTCGGAGCCGAAATCCAACTCCGGCTCCATGGCTAAGGTGAACGGGCTCCAAAAAACATGGCAGCTAAAAAACTACCTGTCACAATATGTGAAGCGCGGTGTGCCAGCTTACCTGGAGCTAGAGGAATACAACAATCTTGGATTCTCAATTCAGCAGGCAGCCAAGATGCTCGCGGGATTATCTGCCGCAGGATACGGCGGCGGGAGGGTTTCAACATCACTCAGAGATGGCACGTTCAAGGTTGTAACGAGGGAAAAGATCGAAGTGATAGCAGGATTCCTTCGTGATGAGGGTTTGAATAATCCTGCCTACAAGACGACCAATTTTATCACCGCCTTCGAGCTTTGTATCAGGGTGGATGATTTTAACGCGGACCAACTAACGAGGAAACTTTCTGCAAATCCTAAAACCATTTCCAGAACCGCTACCGTCGATCAAATGCTGGACCAGCTTGAGGAGGTTTATAACTACCACCAGCAATTCAAGACCCCGCTGGCATTTTCCGCTAAGCAGAAAAAGATGCGCTGCAAGTAAAACACACAGGGGCCGCGCATCTCACACGCGGAACATTTATCCAAACCAAAACAACACACATGAACGACCACCAAATCAAACGCGAATCGTCCGACACGTTCGGGCGCAACCCCAGAGCGGACATCGAGCTGCTGCGCCGGATGGCGGAGCACGACGAGAACCGCAGCGAGCAGATGCTGGCGACGGCGGTGATCGCGGCTGCGCTGCTGACGCTCTGCGGGGTGGCATGGATCATCCTACACGCGATCCTGTCATGAACACCGCGCAAATCACCGAGATCCTGTGCGCGGCGAACAAGCGCAACATCGGGATCAGCAGTCTGGCTGTCTTGATCCACTGCGCCGAGCACCAGGGCGTGCCGCTCACGAAGCTCGCCGCGCTGGTGGGCAGGAGCGCGGCCAATCTGTCAGGCATCGCCGACAGGCTGCAAGAGCGCGACCTGGTGCGCCAGCGGTCGATCCGGGGCGACCGCCGGTCATGGACGCTGGAGCTGACCGACCACGGCTACGGCCTCCTGCACAACATTCTCTCTCTCCCCATAACAACACTGAAAACAAAACAACACCGAGCATGAAACTATCAGAAAAAAAGAGCAGCAACTTCACCCCGCACCCGGAAACCGACGGCACGCCGATCAAGGCGGTCATCGTGGACATCACCGAGCTCAAGAAGCGCCAGACGGCGTTCGGCGAGAAGGAGGTGTTCCGCCTGGTCTTCGAGACCGAAGCCTTCGACGCGGAGAACGACCGGAGGTTCTGCATCTGGTCGAGAGGCTACACGCCCTCGCTCAACGAGAAGGCCGCGCTCCGCAAGGACTTGAAAAAAATGATGGGCCGCGAGCTGACCTCCGCCGAGCTGAACGAGTTCGACGTGGAAAGCATGATCGGATTCGGCGTGAAGCTGATCATCCAGCATGAGCACAAGGACGACAAGACGTATGCGAACATTTCCTTCATCGCGCCGGACAAGGACAAGGCGTTGAAGCCGTCCGGGAAATACACGCGGATCCAGGACCGCGAGGAGAAGTCTGACAGTTATGACCGGACTGACCGGGCTGACGATGGCGGCACCGAGCCTGCTGCCAGCGGCTGGGAGGCGGTGGTGGTGCATGTGGGCAAGCACAAGGGCAAGAAACTGGCAGACGTGGACGAGGCCGGGGTGAAAATCCTGATCGAGAAGTGGCTGCCGCAGGCGAAGGCGGCGAAGAACCTGGAGGACGCGGGGCTGGTGGCCGCGCTGGCCGAGCTGGCCGAGCTGCTGGGCGGGGACGACATCCCCTATTGATTTTCCCGCGAGAAACGAAGGATCGCCTCACCGTGGAAACGCGGTGGGGCTTTCTGGGTGAAAATCATGGCCACCATCGCAGAAATCATCGCCGCCAAGAAGCGCGCCACCACGCCTGCCGCACCGCAGTCCGAGCAGGCAGACCCCGTGCTGGAAGCCGCCATCAACCGGATCGACCCGCCGAGCTTGGGAAAGCGACGGGCGGGGCTGGTGCTGAGTGCATCGACCCCGCTGCCGGCGGCAGTGGTGGCGGAGAAGGCGCACCACGCGGAGCTGCGGAGCCTATCGCAGCCGCAGGGCGAGGCGGTGCCGGTGCTGCCAGTGGCGGCGGACGCGGCGACGACGGCATGGCATCAAGCCATCAACGCGTTCGAGAGCGAGCTTTGCTTGATGCGCGATCCCACGGACTCGGAGCGGGGCTGGCTGGCGCTGCGGTTGGACGGGCAGGCGCAGCCGCTGCTGCTGAAGTCGTTCATGCTGTTCGACCACCCGCAGACGGTCCGCAGCCAGCCGTTCTGACGATCTCGCAACGCCTCGCCGCCAACGCCCGCAAGCTGAGAGAAAAACCCTGCCCGCCCGACCACTGTGAAACCTGTTACCGCCACGCCTGCCGCCTGCTGCTCAAGACCTGCTGCATCTGCAACGGCGGCGTGAGTCTATCGAAAACCAACTTTTTCCCACGCACATGATCGACCCCGAACTCATTGCCGCCGCCAAGGCGCAGCTCGCCAAGCTGCGGACCGACGAGATCATCCGCGGGCTGCCGCCGGAAGACCGGCAACTGCTTCTCAAATACCCGAAGCACACGCTGGCGGCGGCGCGGTTGATCGACAGCACGCCGCTGTGCCGAGCGATGCTGCTGCACGACCAGGTGGGCCACACACCCGGCGAGGACTTTAACAGCCTGCAATGGCAGGCAAACGGCGAATTTCCATCCAGACAATAACATGAGAACCTACTACGACCCCGAAGACGACACCTGTGAGAAATCCGACCGCTACGAGCGGCTGCTGGACCTCGCCGACCACCTCCGCGACGAAGCGAAAGACCGCGAGATGGAGGAGTCTTATAACACTTTCACGGCATCGAGTGATGCCGGCGGAACCCCGCCCGTGGCAATGTTGCCAGCCGGACCACCATCTACCTTCACTGGGGAGTTGGGTGGCGAGGCAGCGGGCGGTTACACGTTCGACGACACCGAGGACGACATCCGCACGCCGAGCGAGGCGGAGTCGGCGGCCTACCGGGCGGCCGGAGTCGAATATGCGCAGACGGCGAGGGCGCTGCTCACCCGCTGTTTTAACAAGATGAGCGGGCAGGAAATCAACGCCTGCCAGATCGCTACGGGCGACTACGACACCGACGAGGGCTTCCGCGCCCACCTGCTCGACTCGCTGGCCATCCAATACTCCAAGGAAATCTCCGAACACATCACCAACAATAACAGACCATGATCACGAAAACACCAGACACAGAAACGACCGCCCTGATCCTCGCCGGCGACGGCTACCAACTGACCATCTCGCCGGAGGCGGAGGAGCGGAAGCAGATGCTGCTCGCCGCCGCCAGCGGCATCACCCGCGTGCGGACTAACGACGAGAGCGGCGACGCGCATTTCCAGTCCCGGCGGTTGGCGCGGCTGGCCATCGAGGTGGAGAAGAGCCGCAAGGCGGTGAAGGAGCCGGTGAACCGGATCGGAAAGCTGATCGACCAGGCGGCGAAGGAGTTCATGGCGGAGATCGAGGGCGAGCAGACGCGGATCAACGGGCTGATCGGGGCGCACGCCAGCGAGGTGGCGCGGCTCAAAGCCATCGCCGAGGCGGAGGAGCGGCGGGCGTTCGAGTTCGCCAGGGCGGCGCGGGAGGCGGCGGAGGAGAGCGGGCGGATCGCCGACGTGCTCGCGCACCGTGAGGCGGTGGCGGCGAAGTTGGCGGCATCCGACGAGGTGGCCGGGACGAAGGTGGCGCAGGGCGTTAGGTTCGCGTGGGATTTCGACATCGAGAACATCCACGACGTTTACAAGGCGGAGCCGATGTTCGTGTCCATGGAGATCAAGCGCGCCGCGGTGCTGGCATGGCTCAAAGAGCTGGCGGCGGCGGACGAGGACGTGGTGGGGCGGGCCGCGCTGCTGGGGATCTTCGCATTCAAGAAGCCGGTGGTTTCGAGCCGGTGAAAACTAACCAACACTGAAAACATCATGGAAATTCAAGCCGTAGATATGACCACTCCGCTAAA